GTCGAAGATATAGCAAAATAGTATTTGACAGGTTAGTATGGGATTTGGAGTGGTCATCAAAGCAAGAGTTTCTTGAGCACCACGAGCTGGATACTGGGATCACTCCAAAAGCCCTACAAAATAAACCTGTCATATGCTCAGCTGTCAAACCGTTCTTTGACGGTTTTAGAGTTCTTCACAGATCTAGACAGTCGTCGTTCAGCGTAGGTGCCATACCTCCATCGGAGATACAAGCCTACATGGTGTTGTACAGCCAACATGACGAAGAGTTGTTCATTGAAGTCATACTAATGGTAGATGATAAATACCTAGAAAGAAGTAACGAAAAGGCCAAGAGCGAGACGGATAGCGCAACGAACGATAAAGGTGGAGCAGTACCATATGCCCAAAGAAGCAACGCTAACAATACAAATAGATAACACGAAAGCCAAAGCGGCTCGAGATGAATTTCTAGGTATGATGACCAAGATGGTCAATGCTTCTTTGCGCCAAATGAAAACTTTATCTAAGTCCTTCGATGATTTAGGCGATGCCATCCCTGCAAGGAAGCTTGCAGCCCTAAAGTCGTCAGTAGACGCTGGTACAAAGCGCTTTGAAAAGATGAAAGTCGCCGTATCTGGCGCCAAGAAAGATTCCTCGTTCTTAACCGCGTCCTTGAACAAACTCATTCCTACGATATCTGAAACAGGTAAACAAGCCAAAACAACAGGAGCCAGTTTAGGCGGGATGGGTAAGAATGCGGATCAGGCTGCCAAGAAGATGGGTAAGCTCAAATCTATGGGCGGAGCAATATGGTCGTCTCTTAAGAAAACAACGTCAGGTATATTGGGTTTGGCCAAAGCTTTTGGTGCGCTGGCCGCTGTCGCTGGCTTCAACGCAATCATCAATGCTGGCAAGACATTTGAAAAGTTAGAAGTAACCCTATTCTCTGTTACAGGTTCTGTAGAGGCTGCGACAGCGGAGATGGAGAACATGTTCAAAATGGCTCTCGACTTCGGAGTCAGCATTGAATCGATAAGCAAATCAATGGTTAAGCTGCAAGCCGCAGCAAAAGATACGGACTTAGGTTTAGCTGGCGCAAACGCCACCATGCAGGCAATGCTGGTAACCAGTAGAGCGCTAGACCTCGCAGCAGAAGATACCAAAGGTGCAGTTTACGCACTCCAACAAATGGTATCTAAATCAACTGTGTCTATGGAAGAGCTTAAGTTGCAGCTCGGAGAAAGAATACCTGGCGCGCTAAACACCGCGGCCAAAGCTATGGGCATGGGTGTCGGAGAGTTCAAAAAACTGGTCGAAGCAGGCGATTTAGCATCGGACGTCTTTATTAGATTGTTTAATATCGAACTAGTTAACAAGTACTTCGAAGGTGCGTCTAAAGGGTCTAGTACGCTGCAAGCTAAGCTAGATAGGCTAAAGACAACTATGTTGCAGATATTCGGTGAAATGTCTAAAGCTGGTATATTTGACGTATTTAAAGGTTTAGTGGACGAGTTCACCAGAGCAATGGTGGATAATAAAGATATTTTAGTCGGTCTCGCCAACCAGATAGCAGGTGTGTTCGACAGAATACTGAGCACCATTCAGCTGGCGGACAGGGAAGATATAGCTCACTTCTTTTCAAATATAGCCAACAGTATAGGTCAACTGTTTCAGCTATTAGAGACCTTACGTCAGCTAACAATGAAGATCGCTAGCTACTTCGATATCGACGTACCTGAGCCTGATATAAGTGGGTGGGAAGAGCTTAATAGAACCGTATTTAAGTCTGATCATATTAAAGATATGACCAACCTCGGTGAAATCAAGTTGAGCACTGACGACGCCATCATGGAAATATCTATGCTTAGAGATTTAATGTCTCAGCTAGAGGAAAAGAAGGCTGCCATAGCAGCTAAGCCTGTTAAGCAAGATAAAGCTGTAGGCCATAAAATAGTTGATGTCTTCAAGAATGCGGGCGGTTCAAAGCCTGACTTTAGAACGGAGGCTGAAGGAAAAGAGTTCGCACAGCTAGAAAAGTCTATACTTAAAGTTAAATCTCGCCTCATAGGGTTGATGGACTTGCGAAATAAGTATGCGGAGCAAGGTCGACAAATAGAGTTATTAGAGCAGAATATCGAATCGCAGACTATAAGCGCGTTGCAAGGTATCCAGATCGAGCTGAAGAAGATCGATATAAACTCAACCCTTGACTTTAGCGAATCCAAGACCTTGGGTTCTAGGCTTGAAGCCTCACGTCAACAAGTTACTAAGTTCGCAGCCGCCATCGATAATGCGAAATCAACGGTTGGCGGATTAGACTTATCTGGTATCGCGGATAGCTCTGTAAGTGCGGACAAATTCAAAGCTGCGTCCCAAGCTGTATTAGACCAGATGGAGTTACCAGGTTCGGATCCGGCACAACTCAAGAGGCTGCAAGAAGTACTACAGCAACTGGCCGCATACGGCATTGCCATTAAAGCTAACTCTGTTTTGGAGGCTGAGGCTGCTAGTAAGACCCAATCTTATGTTGATAAACTTGAGAAACTAAAGCTTACCTTAGAGACTACGTCTAACGCCACCGCTGGCATGTGGACCGAGGAGCGAAGGCTGAATTCTGAGATTTCCGCACTTAACAGTAAGATGATAAGCAGCAATAAAGTTTATGCGGACGCCAAAAAGGCAGGTTTGGATTCTGTTCAGGTCACATCGCTTCATGCTCAAGTTACAAAGACCCTTACTGATTCTATATCTGAGTTGACAGAAAAACAAAAAGCGCTAGAAGAGGTAAGAAATAGCGCCTCGTCTATAGGTATGTCTGAAGAATCTTTTATCAGATTACAGAGAGCTGTGTCAGAATACGCCAACCTTATAACAAGTGTAGGATACTTGAATGATAAGATAGCTGAGGGCGGCGAGAATCAAGGTCTCTATGAGGGCATGTTCTTAAGTGCAAGATTAGAGCTAGCGGAGTTCAACAAAGAAGTAGGTATGGCTAGTTTCGCGGACGGATTCATAGCCGGTATGCAAGACATGATGCTGTCTACTAACGAATTCGTGGCTGAAGCAGGCGAAGCATTTGGTACCTTCTTCGACTCTTTGTCAGAAAGAATGTCCGCCACTGTGGCAGAAACAATAATGGTAGGAGGATCTTTTACAGACGCGTTTGTAGGTATAGGTCGAGACGCTTTACAACAACTAATTCAAAGCTTAGTCCAGATGGGGATTCAGTTACTTGTAACTAAAGCTCTGGCTATGGCTTTTGGGGAGTCCTTCAAGCAAAGCGAACCTGATACAGGTAAGCAAATAGGAGAAATGGCAGCACTGACGGCAGCAACACTGGTATCTCAAGGTGTAGTTACTTCAGGCGCGGTCGCATCTGGTGCGGCTATAGCTACAGCCATGGCTCCGGCAGCAGCCATGGCAAGCTTAGCCTCAGCGGGTATGAACGCGATAGGTGCGACAGCAGCAATCACAGCTGTAAACAGTCTATCCCAAGGTCTTGCTGGGTCAAAGAAAATCGGTGGTCTGACTGAACAAGACGAACTGTACAGAATCGGCGAGGGTACTAATCCTGAAGTATTTAAGTCTGATAATGGGTCTCAGTTCTTTATTCCTCCAGAGCGCGGCCATGTTGTACCGATGGTTAGTAAAGACCCCGAGACACGTCAAAAGGAGGCACCTCAAAACTCCGCGCAAGAAGCCATTGAGGTGCCTCCAGCTGTTGTCAATGTAATCATGGACCCCAATGACATGATTGCGGTTATGGCTTCAGGCGCTGGTGAGAGGCAACAGCTGGAGTTTATAGAATCAAACGCCTCCCAAATTAAATCAATGTTGAGCATCTAAATGGCTTTTATAACAGGAACTTCGACAGACTACAAAGATCTACTCAATGATCTAAGAGATTACATTATATCCGCCCCGGCAGGTTCTAATTGGGTGGTTGAGCGCGATACTTCTGGGGGCGCACCAGATAAAGTCGAGATGATATTTAAAGGAAATGGGGGCGCTACCGATGAGATTTATTGGGGGGTTGAGACCTTCTATAATGCGGGCGCAGGTTATTACAACTGGCAACTAAAAGCATTCACAGGATTTGATACAAATGCGACATTCGGTGCGCAACCAGGGTACAGCCCTAGCACCTACGTACCTCTACAAAACACAACAATGGACTACTGGTTCTTCGTCTCAGGCCGCAGAATTTGTGTGGTGATAAAAACAGGGTCTGCGTACCAATTTTTGTACGCCGGCTTTATAGACGCATACGCCTCACCCGATGAATACCCTTACCCTATGCTAGTAATGGGGTGTACGTCCACATCGACAACCGTGTGGAATTCTAACGACATCAACTACTCTTCTAGCGTAGCTCCTGGGCCCGCTACGTCATACTTGCGAGATATTACAGGTCAGTGGCTCCAAGTGCAAAACTTTACTGGAACCCAATGGTCGACAAGCGGCGTTCAAGTGTGGCCTCTGTGCGAGATAGATACCCTTGATTCGTATGAAGACGCATCTGTGCATACGTACTTTGGAAACACGTATGCAGGTGGAACACCAGATTACCTCATGTTTAGAACCGTAAACCCAGGCGGCGACCCTGTTGTACCTCTTATATCTACATGTCTAGTAAGACAGACCACTACAACACAACTATACGGTGAGATCCACAATGTATCATGGTGCCCTTTATCTGACACGGTTAGTGCAGAGGATACGATTACTGACGGTATAACGTTAGATGTTTATACCGTATTTCAAAATGTCCACAGAACGGATCCATGGTGTGGTTTGGCAATTAAACAGGAATAGTTATGGCTTACGAAACAGGAACAGCAGCCAGCCCCGGCGAGTTACTTGCAAAGCTATTTAACTTTGCGGGTGCGAATGGCTGGGTGATTGATGATGATATTGCGGATGATACAAAGTCTCCTGCAAGGGGTAGCTTCCACAAAAACAACATATATGTCTGTTTTACATTCACAACGGACCTAATACATTTGTATCCTGCAAGAGGGTTCACGGCTTCTGGAACTACCGAGGGTGCCCACCCTAATAGTGCGTTTAGCAGCCGCGGTACTTCTACATTATCCGGGCTTCTCTGCGCGGAGATAGCGGGTCCGCTAGCCGCTTATCACTTTTTTGAGGATGAAGTATATCTCCATGTCGTAATCGACATCGATGGAAGCGCGTTTCGCCATTTCGGATTCGGCGAGAGTATAAAGGCAGGCAACTGGACTGGCGGCGAGTATTTCTATGGTTGCACATGGTTGGCTGACGGGGTTGCCAACTCTGGTTCTCCGGGTAGTTCTAGAAACTACGGTCCGTTCAACGGCTATGCGCAACAAACGTCCAGCTTAGAAGGAGGGATGTTTGTTTTCGGAACACAAAACGGCGGTATAGAGCTACCCGGTTCATCAGTGGCAGGCTCTAAATGGGGTTATGTGCACACCTATAACGCAGGGGCTCTAGGGTCTGATATAGACGGATTTAAGTATAATAGACTTTATAACTTATCTTCTACTAACGGAGGGCTTACTAGTAGGTTATTAGGTACAGGTGTATCAGAGAGCAACGGATTTGTTCCGCTTGTACCTATGAACTACGGTTTGGTAGATACCTCATCGGCGCCAGATAATATTTACTTTCTAGGTTCTTATCCAGACGTTCGAGCCTGTAATTTAAGGGCTTTGACGCCTGGGCAGGAGTACGTTATCGACACAGACACTTGGGTGGTATTCCCACTTGTGAAAAAGGAGTATGTAAGTACCGCAGTTCAAAGCTCCCGCAATCACGGGTTAGCCTTTAAGAAAGTGACAACCTAATGGTAGCCTTGGCCGGCTTTGCTATCGATATGGGGTTCCCTAATTTTACAGCTAGGAACTCAACTCCGACTTTTTGGTCCGATAGCATCACTACAGCCATCAACCCTGCTCTGTCCGACGTGTGGAATTCAAGTTCTAACTTGAATTTAGTATCTACAGGTGTAAATAGCGGCTTTAGTACTGATATTGTTGCGACCGCTCTACATACAATTAACCACGGAACAACAAGAAGTCGTGGGTTCTACACTAATCACCGAGGTCCTTGCGATATTGACGCAGGGGGTTATGACTGGTTTGAGCGCATATTCCTCGACCCGACTTCGGCCTCGATTAAAGTATTAAACAGCACTGATCTAGCCATTAGGACGTTATCGACCTATAGAAACCAAGCGCCGGGGCTGGTAAGTATTACGCTAGACACCGGTGCGGGTACGTCGATGACGACAGAGCCGACTTACACTTACGCGCACCCTCTGCTCACATACTTAAATGTGGTATTTACTGCAACAGGCGCAGGGCCCGCCTCTTACACAGGTACTATCACCTTCGACTATGCAACGGGTGGCGAAGTATTTGATATAACTATTGTCCGGGTATTAGATGCGCCGTGGCGACCCCTAGACAAGTTCACAGAGTCACTAGAGTGGAAGACTAGCATTATACCGGCGCGGAACTTAGAGACTCGGGCTGCATTAAGAGAATACCCTCGTATAACGTATGATTATGAGTTCCTCTTGTTAGAACGTGAACTTAATGCCTTCAGAGCAACGGCCAGTAACCCTGAAATCCCTCTGATAACACCTTTATGGTATGACGAGTACTCCGTGGGCAGTATCACCGCAGGTGTAGCAGCGCTGAATGTGGACACTATTACGTCTGAGTTTGTCGATGGTGGTTATGTCTATATTACAGAGGACGGTGGCGAGAATGAGTTTGTAGAAATTCTTACAGTTGGCACGGGCGTGCTTAACCTAGATGCCACTGTAGTAAATAACTATACAAACGCAACAGCAATGCCCGCAACTTTAACTTTGTTGGCCAAAGCAAGTTATCGCGAATTCAACAATAATGTGTATAAAGGCAAGTTAAGTGTTATCGGGTACAACGCAATTGAGCGGCCTGCCGTGGCGCAAACAGAGTATGACAGTTTAGGAGTTCTATCTTCGCCATCTGTGATTAAGAAAACACTCAGCGCCGCTTTCAGCACCAAAGGTAAGTATCTTGATAATAGCACAGGAATAATTCGGTTTAAAGCGATAGAGAATCGGGTTAGAAACTCGCTGGATCACTTATGGATGGCTTTGAGCTATACGGACCGTAAGGCGATGAAAGATTGGCTCTATTCTAGGGTGGGTCGGCAGAAGAAGTTCCTAATCCCTACATTTCAGAATGACTTTTTCCTGGCCTCACCTTATGCAGGAGGTACGTCGATGGATATTTTAGCGACGCACTTTGAGGCACCCTTCCACTTCCAAACCCAACTGGTAACAGGTGTTATCTATTACGGGACTTGCTCGTCTAAAACCTCCTCTGGTGGCGTCGATACCTTAGTGATAGCGGCGCTTGGTTCAGCCTTTACCGACGCGGAGTTGGATGTATTCTCTATCATGCTTGAAAACCGTTATGGCAGTGACAAGTTTAAGATCACCTACAAGAATCACCAAATCGCTGAACTAAAAACAACCACAACCGGTATTTAATATGACGTTTGAGATTGCTCACGAATCAATTGAAGACAGTACCCCGGTCTACTTGTACGAGTTTATCGTTGGCGATACTTACTACCGCTACACTAGCGGCGCGAGGACTTATAACGTAGACACTTTTGATTACGAGCCGTACCCTGGTATAGCCCACACAGCCATTAACAACAGTGGCGAGGATGCAAAGAATTCCTGCACTGTGACTGTCGACTACGATCACCCTCTCTCAGGCTGGCTCAGAGCCTACATACCCACGCAAACCATCACTTTGATTATAAAATCTTACGAGATTGGTGAAGCACCGACGGTCTTTGAGTTTCAGGGCGCGTATATGAAATACACCTCCCGCTTCCCTGAATTTAAGATGACGTTCTCGCCGTTGGACTACACATTGAACCAAGGTGCATTACAAAAGAGCTACGCTTTGAACTGCCAGCATAGCCAATATGACCAGTTCTGCGGGCTAATTACGGCCCCGTTTAAGTTATCAACTACGATCACCGCCTATACAGCGTCAACAAATATCATAAGCGTATCACCCACCAGTTTAAATGGGGTGGCTGCTGACTACTATGTCGGTGGGTTTGTAGAGCTAACCGGTATCTACGGCAAGGATAAGGCGTGGGTTGTCGCCCAAACTGAATTCACTGTTGAGGTCGATAGACAAATGCCATCACTAGTAAATGGGGTTGTGATTGATTTAATCCCGTCTTGTAAAGGTTCTTTTGATAACTGTAAAAATCCTGCGTTATTTAATAACAAATTACGATTCTTGGGAGCACCTCACGCAGACAAGGTGAATCCTTTTGATGGCTCCGGCGTAAAGAGCGAGGTTTAAGTAATGGCACTGCCTTTATTAACAATTATCGGGGGGGGTCTTGCTGCTGTTTTCGTTTTGTTCAAGGCATTGCAGTCGCTCAAAGTGGACATCAAACCACCTGAGCCTGGCAACCCCAGATTACCTACCGTCTCACAGTCCAGAAAGATTCCTCTTGCAGTCGGCAGGACTCTAGTTTCAGGGCCGAATGTTATCGAGGCCACAAAGTATATTACTTACAATAATAAAGAAGAAGGTATTAATTATTATCAGAATATAGAATTCGCCATCGCTTACGGGCCAGGTCTTATTTATTCAATATGGTCGGCTGATTTATTGGTTTGGGATAATGGCGGCGATCCGCTATCCGATGATGGCGAGACTATATATATAGCTAAACCCGGTTTATGGGGTGATAAAGAGCCCGGCGGCGGCGGTATGCGTGGCGATGTTGTGTTCTGCCGAGGTGATTCCGCTGGCTACATCTTCCCTGACTGGGAGGCGATAACTGGTAGAGACCAACCCGGTTATCCAATGCTATCACGCGCTTTGTTTAAGTTCGGCCTTGGCGAGACCCGCGGGTTCGCTTTCGGAAACTCGGAGAACTATCGCCCTGTTGAGTTTGAATATGGATTCTTCCCTAACCCGCTAAACCACGTCACAAACCACGTTATAGGATCGGGAACAAACGAGGCCGCCAACCCTGCTTATGTGCTTTATGAAATCCTGAAAAGCGCTGAGTTCGGCACAAGCTCACAGGCTCAAGTAGACACTACAGCGATAGCGGCAATGGCTGCGACTCTGCACACAGAAGGTCTCGGTATTCGCCGCACATGGTACACAGAGTCGGCCTCGGAGATTGAAGAGGAGGTTCTGGACTTAATCGACGGGGTAAGATACAGGGATCCATTAACAGGTTTTGTGGTTTACAAATTACTTCGAGATGACTACACAGGCATCCCCACGGTCACCGATTCTGAAATCGTCGACATATCTATCGCCGCCAATAGCATGTCAAGCGTACCAAATAAGATCTCAGTCACATATTTAGATGGCGATACGCATTACAAAGAGAAGAAGCTAACAGAAACAAACATTGCATCTCGACTCGCTACCGGCCACGACATACAGAAAGATGTCGATTTTTTAGGTGCTGGCGATTCAGCCACAGCAGGCGACTTACTAACCCGCACTGTACGAAAAGAGTCAAAACCTAGAAGGTCAGGCAAGATAGTATTAAACCGCATAGCTTGGAACTGGTCGCGGGGTGATACATTCATCATAAATTCAGATATTGAGGGTATTGTCTCTTTGCCTGTCAGAGTATTAGAGCATAAGCGCGATGACTTAAGCGACCGGCAGATAACGATAGAATTTATCGAGGAGGTGTTCGTATCAGGCGACGCGGTATTTGACACGCCTATCACTGGAATAGACGACAACGAAGTAGCCGCAGCGGTAATAACGGAATTCACGCCAATGCAGGTACCGCGTCACCTTTACCGATCGGGTATTGATGGCTTCGATGTTGCTAAGTTTGGGGTTCTGGCCACCGACCCTACCACGTCGAATGGCTTGTATATTGAGATACTCGACGGGACATGGGTGAGGGGTACGATGCAGAACTTCGCTAATGCGATGACCGCTAATGAGGTGTTTGCATACAATGCAACTACCCTGTCTGTACTCGGAACGGTGTCAGGCGACGAGGTTTTGGGTTCAACTGCGATTGATGCCTTTAAGAACATTTTAATCATTGTCCGATCAGCGACAGAGTACGAGTTCCTTTGCTATCAAACATCATCACTCAATAGCGCAACTGGGGTTACTACATTCACTGGTTGCAGCCGAGGGCTATACGGCCCTCAACCCTTAGAGATAACCAGTACGGATAAATTCTACCAACTAAACGATCTCGCGTTGATCGACAGCCCCCTTGCTGCTGGGTATGCAAGCCAAAGCTATAGATTGGTCAGCGAGACTGGGTTAGGCGAAGCGACAACAACCACGCAGAGTATTGATTCGGATGATAGAAGTCGCGCACCTCAAGCGCCCGGGTACTTCGGAATAAACGGAGATCCTAACCCTGCAGCACAAGTAGGCTCCTTTACTATACGTTTTCGCCCTCGCAACTACGAACACGCTGAGGCTAATGGTATGGTCGCTTGGGATGATACCTACTCAGAAACCCTTGGTGCGAATGAGTCTATGACTCTTGAGCTATGGGACAAAACAAATTCGATTAAACTACTAGATTACCCTGACGCGTATGTAGTCGGAACTGAGCAGACGTTTCGCCTTGAAGGGTTGACTACAAAGCTTGAGGGGCGTGCTTACGTAAAAGACTCGGTTACAGGGTTTACCTCTCCTGACGTGTCCAAGTGCGTTTTTGACTATGCCGGTTACAACGCATCAGTATGGTACGCCGCTAGCGGCGGGATTCACGTTATATACAGGTCCGAGGCCCTTCAAGCGGTAGGGTTGAACCGAACCAGTTCCTCTGGAGAGGTTGCTGCCGTTAACACGTACCCTGTTGTCAGCGGCAAATACTATTTTGAGGTGTTCCCTGCTAGCATAAGTGGAACGTCCTTCCCTGCCATTGGGGTTGTTGACGAAACAGCTAAAGCCTCGACAAACTACAGCGGAACTCTGATGGCGGTGCAGACTCCAGCAGTAAATAACCACGGCGGTAGCGGTAATGTAGGTGGCTTCGCAGCCAGCGGTAGGATTTGTGTTGCTGTCGATATAGCAACGAGAAAAGTATGGATTAGAAAGAATAACGACGCTTGGGCTGGGGGCGGAGACCCAGAGACTGGCGTAACTCCGTTTAAGACGTTAGCAGGATCTGGCGCAATACTCCCTTATGTAGATGTTCAAAACGCCTGCTCTGTGTATGGTTACTTTACTACCAATTTTAATTACTCTGCGCCTGTTGGGTTTAACCCTTGGGGACCCTTAATAGCGTCCACAGGGGATCTTGCTGTAACGGAGCTTCTTGACACCTTTGTGGGACTCCATCTCGTAGACATAACAGGGGACTTAGCTGTGACGGATGCCCTTGATATTATAGCTGCGGTCGATGACTTAGGAGGAAGGGACGCGTACTTCTTCCACACCCAGTTACTGCTATCTATGGGTGGGGTTGATGCATCTACAACGTTCACTGACTCCAGCGATACCGCGAGACCTTTCACGGCAGTAGGCGATGCACAAATAGACACAGCCCAGAGCAAATTTGGGGGTTCTTCTGCGTTATTTGATGGAGCCGGAGATTACATACACACGCCTTACATAGAGGCAGACTTTGATTGGTGGACCGAGGACTTTACTCTCGAACTACAGGTGAGGGCAGCCTCTTGGGCAGACTGGGCCTCTTCCGGAGGGCAACCCCTAGCTATAGGTAATAGGGACACCGCGGGTACGACGAACTACTGGTCATTTGGCCCAACCGCAGACGGCACGGTAGACTTCTATTATTACAACGGGGCCAACCAAGTTGTGTCTAGCACGGAGGCCCTTGGCACTAATGAGTGGGTGCACTTGGCTATGGAGCATAGAGTCTCTGACAGCTCAATATCCATCTATATTGCAGGAGCTAAGGATGGATCCGGGACGGTGTCTGGGACTCCGCAATCCTCTGCGGTCTATACCTTGAACTTAGGTCAGCTAGATGGTGATAGCCTTACCGGTTGGATTGATGATGTCAGAATCACCAAAGGCACTTTGCGATACGGTACTGACTTCACACCTCCCGTAGAAGCGCATCCAACAACCGCCGCGTTCACACCGAGTGACGTAACTACCTTAGAGCTGTGGCTGGACGCCGCTGATAAGAGTGAACTCACGCTCACAGGGACGACCGTTGATACTTGGGGCGATAAGTCGGGCAACGCTTATGATGGGACTAAGAAGAACACCCCAGTCCATATACCGGGAGGTAGAAATGGCCTCGATGTTATCCGGTTTACTCAAGATGCCTTCACCCTCACACAAACTAGCTGGGGTGATAATGTAACCGTCTTCTCGGTAACAGAGAGAGATAGCGCGGCGACCGCTAATGGGTCTATACTTGAGTGTGTGAGCGCCCAATCAGACGCATCCGCACACGGTATTCGGATGCACAGGTACACAGATGTTTATAAGTTCGGTGTGTCCACTGATGGCTCTTTGTCTCTTGTAACTGAGACTCCCTCTGCAGGGGATTGGACAATATTAAAAGGATCTTATGATGGGACAACTATACGGATGGCCCGGAATGGCGATGAGAAGGGGACATCTACGGCAGAGTCTGGCAACATATCTTACACAGGCGTTACCGAGACAACCATTGGTGAGTGGTATGATGGTTCTGCTTTGTACGAAGGGGATATGGCGGAAATCCTCATATACTCCTCGGCTATAACTCAAGCTGATTACGAGAAGGTAGAAGGCTACTTATCCCATAAGTGGGGAATCCCACTGATCTCGGACCACGCCTATGAAACATACCCACCTGGTTATGTGTTTGACACTACCAGCCTATTTAATGGCGGTGAGGCAGGTGCCTTCCTAGACTTCAGGGACACAGGCACCTTATGGCAGGATACCGGAGGTGTGACCCAAGCGGATACAGCTCTTGATAGTGTGCGCCGTGCTGATGACTTGTCCGGCAATGGAAACAACGCAACGTACAGTGGAACAACAGCCTTTAAATTAGGAGGCTCGACAGACAATTGGTATCTAGACACCCAAGATTCAGACGACCGACTTGACATACCCAATATCCCAAGCACTTCTCACTACGCTTTGATCTTGGATAAAGGCACTGACTCGGGCGGTGTACTCCTTCGTTATAGCTCCTCTGAGTTTGTGGCGGTTTATAACAACGGAACCACAGATGCTCTTGACAACTTAGCAGGGACGCCTGAGTACACTGTAGGAGGCGTGACTGTCACTAACAGAGATGAAATGCACGACGAGCTTAATACAGGGTTGCAGCCAAAAATACTCTATGTTAAAGACGCGGAGCTAACCTCCCCTGTCCAGATTGGTGGATACACTGAGGGTGGCGGCATATGGACTTTAGGCGGGGTCAAGATCTACGGGTGCGTTGTTCGAGATACAGCGTTTACAGCACAAGAACTAACTGAAATTACTGAATACTTCAACGCCAACTAATAGGAGAGCCCTAATGGTAGCTATTTATAGAGCATCACTACGAACAACTAGGATCACAGATGTACTTACAGACGTTGACAGCGGCGCGGGTGCCGGCAAGCTAAAGCTATACGCCTCCGGAGGTGCCACCTTGCTAGCTAGCATTACGTTAGCAGACCCTGCCGGGACTGTGTCGGGGGATGTACTGACATTCACGATGCCACAAAGCGACACTAGCGCCGACAACACGGGTGTTGCTGCCGAAGCCACAATAACAACGTCTGCCGATGACGTTGTTATTAGTGGTTTGACCGTTGGTACTTCTGCGACCGACATTATTTTGTCTGATACGTCGATAACACAAACTCAGGTAGTTACTATTGAATCTGCCGCCATCACTCATGCGAGCAGTTAGATAATGGTAATTACACTCAATACTGCATCGTATAAACACGGCACATTCGGCACTTTACAAGTAGGTGACTTCTCTTGTTGTACTGTCGAACGGCCTTGGTTGCAGAATGCGCGAGGGCTGAGTTGCGTACCCGCTGGCGAGTACAAACTCAAGCTACGACAATCTAGCGTAGTCAAAAGAACGTCTAGAGGCGCTCACTTGCGAGGTTGGGAGGTAACTAATGTATCCGATCGCACATATATTATGATACACGTAGCAAATAAAGTGTCTGAGGTGCAAGGTTGTATAGCTGTCGGCCAAAAATTCGGTGTAGTCGACAGTAGATGGGCAGTTATAGGTAGTAGAAATGCTTTTGATCTGCTTATGGAAGTTCTTAGCTATGAGGACGAACATACCATCTTAATTAGGCGGCACGTTATATAAGAAGTAGCCAGATTTACTTGTACGTTAGTAGTTATACTAGTACTTTATTTTTATACAATCTGGCTACTTCTAGTTATATATCTTCTCTAAACCGGAGTGCCACAGGATGAAAAGGTACACCACCCTTGGTAAGCATGCTATATTCGACAGTTACGCGCTTACCTATGTAGTCTGATTTGTTATCTAGTATGTAGCGCTTTTCTTCGTGCGTACCAGGTGCGCTTACTTTGAATAGGTGATTACCGCCAGGCGTGCCTAACTCGCACACTAATACGCCCCACCTTTCTTTTGACGGAGTTACGTCGACTACAGTAAATTCTCCGTCAAGAAACGCTTTGACTTTTATAAGGCTTTGAGACCTGCGACCGGTTTCGTAACCAAGTGAGCCGGTTCTTACCATAAGGCCTTCGTACCCGCGGTCAATCATTCTTCGTAACAGAGCAGGTAAGTTGTCCGTATACCTGGTACTGGTAGGGGTTAATTTAGTGTACTTCAAGTCTTGGATTAGTATTTTGAGCCCAGAAAATCTCTCTATGAACGGATCTTCTTGTAGCGTATCGTATACCCAATATTGTAGGCGCTTAGTGCCAGCCTGCTCCTTTTTAATTAAAGAGCCAATATCTTGCAGTAATGTACCGTGTATGTACAACTCACCGTCTAAAGTCTGACCTTCTTTTATTACAGTCTGTAGTTCGTCCGTAATATGGTGAATAGAGGGTATAGGCTTACCAACTCTGGTGTACGCGATGACTTCACCGTCTTGTTTGGTTATTAAGCACCTGTGGCCATCCAACTTTGGTTGATAGCAGACACTAGTCACTAAGTCCTTAGCATTCTTCTGTTGCGTGGCCAGCATAGGTTGAGGGAAACCCATGGTATTAGTAGGTTTTCTGTGTGCCTCCTCAAGAGATTTAGTATATCCTTTATCTAGTTGCTTATTGACCCTAGATTGTATACGATGGTCTATTTGCTGTCTGATAGACCTACCTTGCAACCCTGCTGTAACATGCTCCTCATGACGGACTAGCTGACCGTCTAGTTTTGTTGCGTGCTGTATCTTTATTGTATTGAATTCTCTGTATATATGCCATATGCCTATACTATGTTTATGCCTTTTGTATAATGTTATCACGATCATCTCCGGTAAGGTGGACCCAGTTAAATAAGTCTCTACCGCATTCTGCCCATAGAGACCTTGATTTTTCGCTGTGAGGGTATTTTTCAGCAAACATCACCATTTGTACAGACGTGTTTAGTAACAACTTTGTACACTCTATACATGGCTCTGTAGTACAATACGCTATAAATATTTCGTGTACTTTATCGCATTGTAGCAATGCGTTTGCTTCCGCATGAACTGCTTTGCACTCACTTAGCCGTGTACCTGAAGGCGCATCGGCACCGGCACAGGGCGTATTTATACAGTGCGTAGCACCGGATGGTACTCCGTTGCGACCGGTTGATAGTATTTCGTAGTATTTGTCCACTAATACGCAACCTCTCATACCTCTGGCGCACGTAGAGCGCGTAGATTCTAGTATTGCGCGTTTAATACCGTGTTCGTGCTTGCCTATTCTGTACATACAAATCTCTCATTTTATGAAGTAGCCAGATTACGTAAAAATAACTTAACAATATAACTGCTAACGTACAAGTAAATCTGGCTACTTCTAGTCTATTCGTACCAACCAGATTCTCTTTTACCTTTGCTAAGATCCGGTATGTTCTTGTAAAGCCACTCCGTACTACCTATCATTAAGTCCTTAGCTCTGTCAAGATATTCTATCAAGTTAGATGGACCGGTAAACATATCTACACTGACCGCATCGTACTCAAAAGCTGTAACTTCTCGACGTGCTACGTGCCGAGCTGCTTCATAGTTTCTGTCGTACAAGTGCTGGCTGGCGGCGCACAGATATAAATCGCCTAGTTCTACTTTTACGCCTTTTTCTCGTAATGCCAGGGCAATATAGAGTGAATACATAGAGAAGTTAAACACATCGTACGGAACACCTAACCATATATCACTACTCCTCATGGTATCAAAGCAGTGCAGTTTACCGTCTCTTATCATCCATTGGATAGACACTGTGCAACTATGGTCCTTACTAGCTCTAGGGTTTCTGTTCCATATTGTGGCAACGGCTTGTCTAGAGTAATTGTCTTCAGCTAAAGTGCTAACTATGTACGACAACTGGTCTACCAGTTTTGGGCCGTATGCTCCTTGAAACCAAATACCGTCATCAGAAAAGTTCTTAATGATAGGGCTGTATGGCTCAATCGTAGCTACGTCATTTCTTCCTGACAATATCCACCACGCTTCAGCCAACATAAACCTATAACCTAAATTTCTCTGTCGTATGGATAGGACAGGTTTCCGCATATTTACACGTAAAGAAGAGTGCAGCAGCTCCAAGGACGTAGTACCTCTGACGTTGACTGTTTCGCCGTCATTGTATACGTCCATCAATTTGTGGCGCCAGGCGCCGTTCATACTAACTGACATTGTACTTGCCCTCAGTTACTTTTTTGTATTCAGAGTAGTCTCGTAGGTACAAGACTATCGAGTTGATGAAGTTATCGTGCCAATTGACGTCCTCAGAATCAAGCCAGTTATAGCTCAGGTGTGGGATTTTAGAGAACGTCTCGTCATATCTCTCTATGTACAGATGTGCGTTGTCCACTATATCCTTCATTGCAGACTCTGTATCGTACGATTTAACTAGGTGAGTAGAGAAGTCCATAATGGTACTGCTAGGCGGTCTGCAGTAGATAAGTATTACGTCTTGCTCTAAAAGTGCAGCAAGCGATTGTACCATTGCTTTGTCGTCTATATCGCAGTAGTTCCTGTAAGATCTCTCGCTGATACAAGTCAGCCTATCAAACACGTCGCTTTGATGGCCTCTCACACATAGTCGCCGATTCTGGTGCGACA